TCATGAAACATTATTCTTTTATGTGCTAATAAATTTTTAGTTAGGAGTGGATTTGGTCCAGCCATTCCTATAACTAAACTATCTTCAAGATGATTAATTTTAAAACTTTCTATTAAAAGTTCTATTTGCCAAAGATCGTATGGTGTGTTTTCTATACTTACAAAATAATCCATATATTAATATAGTTTAATATCTTGTATCTTCTAGCCATTCAAGAAATAAATTATATGCAAGATAATATCCTTTTCCAAACCATTTATCATGATCACCTTTTTCTTTATCAGCAGCAAGGTGGTGTGCTAATTCGTGTATTAATATACTGATACTGAAATCTTGATTTTTTATTCCATTACTAATAATAATTTTATTATCTAAATACATTCCCCAGCAATCATTTGGGCATTTTCGTCTTTGAATACTTAAATTTGGATGTTTTCTTTTTAAAAAACGGCAAAAGGATTTATATTTAAGCATTATTACTCCTTTTATTGAATCATACTATAAATTGATATTATTTGCAATTTATAGTATAAAATAAAAGGATTTAACGTAAACTCTTATCAGTCTTTAACTTGCGACATGGGAAGAAGCTTTAAAAATCTCTCAATTTCCATATTATCTAATGAGTCGCCCTGCATAAAATTGGGAATATCTTGAACGTCTAATGGTCCAGCCAATGGATTATCATGATCTGCCATAGTACGAACGTGAATCGCCCAAATTGGCCTTTTGTTACGTTTTCTTCCTTGCGAATCGGTAATTGTAAACATTTCAACCCAATCTTTAATTTGATCTTTGGTTAAACCAGTGCCTTTCCATGCTCTTAGACATTCTGGTCTGTCTTTTGGTGTAAATTCTTTTATAGCTAAAAGAAATAAGACGGCCCGTTTTTCTTGAGCATTCCATCCTGTTGCTTCTTCTTTGTCTTTAATAATGCGACTAGGAGCCAACGCATCGGATACTTTTTCTATAGGATTGTCTTGTAACAACCAAGCAAGTGCTAATGTTTTATCTCTACGAGATGAAAATTCAGGGGGAATATCCATGTGAATTTCTAAATCTGGGAATACTTTTCCAATTAATCCTGTATTTTTATAAATTGTTATATATCGTTGAACATTGGTATCAGGATGTAATAATCCTTTTAAGAATTCATCTCTTATTTTTTCTAATCCAACGCCTTCTAAATCTTTAAATCGTTCCATAGAACGTTTAATATCTGTATCTAATTCTTGAGTTTTTCCAAAACGACAATGAAACCTTACCGCCCTAAGAATTCTTATTTTATCTTCTTTAAATCTATCTTCTGCTTTTCCTACGGCTCTTACAACATCATTTTTAGCATCATGCCAACCTTTTCCAGTAGGATCGTAAAGTTTATTATTTTCTCCATCAGGTTTGGTTAAATCTAAATAAAGAGCATTAATTGTTAAATCACGACCATTAGCATCGTCATGTGGACTATCTACGAAATCATTTATTTTACTAACCTTGTCTGTTTTTGGATCTTTTCTTAAAGTACAAATTTCAAATTCATCTTCTAAAATTTTTGCAACAATAGAATATGGCTTCCCACTGTCATCTTTTCCCTTGACATACCACGTTTTTTTGCTACTTTCATCTGCCATTTTAGGAGTAAAAGTTAGTTTTAGCTCATTATCTTTGTCCATCATACGGAATCCTGATTTGTCAAGAATAAGAGCTATTTGTTGTGGTGTAGCATTAGTTGCTAAATGATAATCTCTAGGTGATTTACCTTTAATGAAATCTCTTGTTGATCCACCGACTAAAAATATCGATTTTTTAGGCATTGTAATTTCTTTGGTGGTATCATCCATGATTTTAATATCAGAACTTTTAATAAAAGCATTGATAATTGGTCTCATTCTAGGTGGAGGAATAAATCCTTTATCGAGTTGGACAAATTCTTTTTTCCAATCTTTTCCATCTTGGGTTGCTTCTTTTATTACACAAAAATCTTTAAATGATTTTTTCATATTATATACCTTTTCTAATTTAGTTTCGTTTTTTAACAAATATTGAAGAATATGGTCTTCCATCTTGATGAGTATAAGTTTGGCAAAATTGAATATTGTCTTTTGTTGGATCATTGCTCCAATCTAAATTATTCACATATTTACTAAATTTTTTATCATTCAAAATATCTTGCTTGCATTGTTGAATAACTTTGTCTTTTATTGTTTGATTTTCTAATGCTTGATTTATTTTTTCTTCATCCATAAATCTAAATGGAACATAATCAAATTGTTGCCATTCTTCTGGTTCTTTAAATTGTTGAGAATTATCTTGGTTTGTTTTTAACGAATCAATTCCTTCGGGAACTTCAATTTGTCCTTTACATTTTGGACAATTAATCATATCTCCAGTTTGTTTTTCTCTATCAGGAATAAATTTTGTTTTACAATTAGGATAAGGACAAGTAATTTGACGTGTTCCCATTTTGTATGAATCTAAAGGAGCTAATCCTGCTTTCCAAGTGCGCATCATATCTGATCTTCTTCCAAATTCTGTATTCTTCCTAAATGCATCTCCCCATTGTCCAATAACATTTGAAGCAACATCTTTCCCCAAATTAACAAGTTTTTCTCCTGGAGTTGAATTTGGATCTAATTCTCCTCCTGGTCTTGGTCCAACGCCTATTCTTCCATATCCATTTCTTTGCCAAGGTTTAAAATATCCTTTTCCAAAACCAGCAGAAGCTTCTTGATATAGCCATTCTTTAAAATTCATAATTATCCTAATATTATTTATTCACCATTCTATATATTATTATATATGAAAAAAGAAAATGAAATTGTTGAAACTGAAGTTGTTTCTGAATCTGACTTACAAGACATGATTCCACAGATGAATGTTAGTTTGCCATTAGATCAATCACAAGAAATTAAATGTTTGATTGGCGATGATCAATTATTGGGCATTTATGACGAAATTATGCACAATTTTAGGCGTGATAGAAAGGAAGTTTCTCGTTTAGCCAAAGAATTTGCAGATATGGTTGTAAATGGCGGAGATGGCTCTAGTTCTAGTAAAGAAGCATTGGTAAATTTGTTGAAATTAAAAAATGATACTAGTGATAAAATGGTTAAAATAGCTGATTTGATGACTAGATTAAAGATGAAGTCACCAGACACATATAAGCCTTATTTGACGGCCAAACAGGAAAATAAGACAACCATTAATATTACTGGCCGTAGAAATTTATTAAAAAAAATAGAACAAGCTACAAAAGAGGACGAAAATGAGTAATTTGAAAAATTTTATATTTGCGGAATGGCTCTATGAGCAAGATTTAAAAGAACAAGATATGCCAGCAATGGGTGGACAGCCTGATATGGGAATGGGTGGACCTCCTGGTGGTGCAGATGGAATGCAACCAAGTGGTGGTGTTCCTCCTGGTATGCCCTCTGGTAATGATCCCAATCAAAACGATCCAAACGTAGCAAACCAACCAGATGGAATGGCAGGAGATCAACCAGAACAACCAGAAGATATTACTGCTGATCCTCAATCTCCAGATATGCCTGATATGGAAGGAGAAGCAGATGATTTTGAAGTTTGGCGTAGTAATTATTTCAAAGAATCAATTAAAGGTGATACCAATGCTTTAATTGATATGCTTAATGAAAAACGAGATAAAGATGATTTAGAACCTATTCAAAGAAAATTTGTTGATGATAATTTTAATATTCAAATTTTAAGACAAAATTCTAATATTGAAAAGGCATCTAAAGAAATTAGAAAGTTGTTAAAGGAGCAATTAGACCAAAACAACCCATCTACCTCAGTTGTTACTCATATTTACAACACGCTTTCTGCTGTTCCCCAATTAAATAATATTTTTATTAAATTAACTGGTTATGGAGAATCTAAAGGTGGGTTACATAGAAAATACATTGCTTCTTTAATTGGTGGAGTTCAAGTAGGAAGTGGAGCAAATACAGAAGATGTAATTTACAATGAACGAGAATATTCAATTATGATTTCAACTCGATTTCATTCGGAATGGGGTGCAGTTAATTTAGGAAATTGGGCATTAAAAGAAGACGATCCTAATAGATTTTTATCAGAACCAGAACAAAAAAGATTAAATGAAGGATCTCCAGATGAAAAAGAAGCATTAAGACATAGATTGATTGTTGATTCTATTGCCGAACAATTTAAAACCAGAGCTTTTATTGTAAATGTTGTTGGTGAAGATGGAACTATTTATACTTTGGGCTGGGATGTAGCAAATGCTTTAAAGGCTGCTTTCACAGAAGGAAAGATTAAAGTAACTACTAGGCAGTCAGATAATAGCGAAGCAATGTTTTCTGATGATGGTAATTTAGTTTCTTTTGTAGATGTTGAAATTTATTATGTTAAAGAGACTGGAGAACAAGATGAAGAAGGACAACCAGAAACAGAAGAATTAGAATTTTTGGAAAGAAGAAATGGTATTTTGTTTTTAAAAGCTACTTTGCCAACTATTAAACATGCTTCTTCTAATTTGGCTGGAACTATTTTTAAAGAAACTCCTTACAATGGCAATCCTAGTGATTTGAAGACTTTAAAAAGATGTGTGTACTCCAGTCATGATTTATTATTAAGAATTTGTTAATTAATGAGGAAACAACATGGAATTTAAAAATTGGTTAAAAGAAAATCAAGAAACGGTAGATGAAGGATTTGGTCGCAATTTAGTTGCGGCTGGGTTGATAGGACTAGGAGCATTGGGAAATAGTGGTTGTAGTCATTCACCAACACCAGAAAACAAACCTTTTCATAATTGGATGAATTCTGTAAAGAGAGACAATCAAGATTTAAAAAACAAAGCAATGCAAATAAAAAAACAAGGAAGAACCAAAGGAACGTTTATACAGGGTAAATTACAACCAGAAAATGATCCTAAAGCAATACAATCTGATAAAGAAACATCAGATGACGCAAAAGACTTTTTATAAATGAAAGCATAAATATTGAGAGCTAACCCAGGTAATAAAATGTCAACCTTCGGAGAATTTGTAAACAAAAAAGCACGAGTTGCTAAAAAGCGATTAGGCTTAGTAGAAAAAGTATTGGTTCGTGAAAAATTTATAGTTAGAACACATATTGATGATACAGAAGAGCCATATCTCTATGTGGCAAGTCCAAATAGTCGTTTGACTTTTGGTGGTTTAAGAATTTATGTTACTGGAGAAAGCATTGCGTATAGAATTCAGAAGGACGATAAAACACATCCTTATGGAAAAGCTTATCGTTTAGATATAGAAGAAATGTATGATGATTTAATGTCAGAAGAAGATATGACGGAAAAAGACGCCGCTATAGAAGTTGTAGAAGCTGTTGGTAAAGAAATTAATAAGTTTTTTCAAGAAAGTTTAAAGGCAGAAAAAGAAATACGTCATTCTGAATTTGATGCCATAGGAGATCCATTGGGAAGAGTTGCAGTTCGTAGTTCAACAATGGATTATGGAAGTTTAGTTAATAATAACAAATAGAATTAATTATGGCAGTAGACGACCAATACACGAAATCCCTGTTGCATTTTGATGGTGCCAACGCTTCCACTACATTCTTAGATGAAAGTGGGAAGACGTGGACGCGGTACGGAGATGCTCAGATTTCCACTGCTCAAAAGAAGTTCGGACCATCAAGTGCGTTATTTAATGGTAATGGCGATTATATTACTACGCCGAGCCACGCCGATTTTGATTTTGGAGCAGGCAACTTTACTATTGATTTCTGGGTGCGTTCAATAAGATCGTCTACTAACCAGTGTTGGTTGTGTAAGGCATCCAATGGAGATGTGAAAGCACCGTTTAACGTATACCAGGAAGCGGGGTCATATAGTCTTAAATTTTATTCCGCTGAAAACTCTTCAACCTGGGGAATTGCCTGGGGTGTGGTTATGGGAACCTTGACGCAGAATGTATGGGCACATGTTGCTTTTGCACGTTCGGGGACTAGTCTTTACTTGTTTGTAAATGGTGTTATTGGTAATACAGTAGTCATAGGTACAAAAACCTTAATGGTAAATACTGACACTGTGCGGCTAGGATCTGATGGCTCGTTATATCCGAGTGCGGGTAGTATTGACGAACTTAGATTTTCAAAGGGAATTGCTCGTTGGACTTCTGATTTCAGCTCTAATCTTCCAACGTTCCCCTATCCTGGTGCTCCTGCCTGTTATATACAAAACCCGCGAGGCAGGAATCGTTGTGCTATTGGTGGTTTAAATTCTGGTATATCATCCCAAAATAGTTTTGAAGGATATTAATAGGAGACAATAAAATAAAATGAAAACATTTAAAACGTGGATAGAATTAAATGAAAATAAAGATCATCTTCAGCAGGTAAAAGAATTGCGTGCTAAAATGGATGATATTTACAAACAAGCTAATCGTTATAAAGATGATGATGCTCAAGGATGGAATAGTCGTTGGCCAGAATATCAAAAATATAAAGATCAATGTGAAGATTTAATTAAACAACATTATTCTAGTATTCAAGATTTCTCAAAACCACAATGGGCAGATTTTTGGTCTGTAGATGAAGTGATTGAATCATTGAGTCCAGGAGAAAAAGCAGAACAAGAATTGATGCAATTAATGCCAAACATATAACAAACCTATGCCTGGAGAGGATGATTGGCCAGAAGCTGATCGTGATAAAGATTTTTCTCTTTCTTCTGTGTGGGATAAATTATCAAAAGAAGCAAAACGTGATATTATTATTGCATATGCAAAAGATCATGGGTAAAAATAATACAATTAATCATATATAAGATATCCTATCTGTATTTTTGGTTATAAATGCCCAATCCCATACAAATCACCCATGGCTTATTAGATACCTTATTTAGAAAAGTTCGAACTGGTACTCAACTAAAAAGGGGAACTATTATACGCTTTTCGTATGGACAAGCCAAACATGATGCGTATCCAATGGTTATAGTAACTGATTTTACAAAAAATGCCATACAATTAGCAGATGGGAGAATAATTAATCCAAGAATTCGTGGTTTAAATTTAAATTATTTTACAGCAAATGAAATTAGCAAATTAATTACTGGTTATTGTGGAAATACAGGTTTCTCTTATAGAAATATAATGGGGGATCGTGAGATTAGGCGTAGGTTTCGTCATTATAAATGGATGTGGGGAGGAATTAATAATTTACAGATTTTGGATAGCAGACAAATTATAGCAGTTATAGATATTATGCGTGCTTATGATCCAAATCAAGCAGATGCAATTAAGAAAGCAGCAAAAGAACAATTGCAAAGAAAGGTTAATGTAACAGCAGAAGATATAGCAAATCAACATATGCAAAAACAAATGAATCAACAACCAATGAATATTCAGTCTAATACTGAGGTTGGCGGGGAGATTGAATAATGGATATAACCAATGCCGAATTTAGAGATTCTTTATTATTAGATTTGCCCACAAAAATAGTAGCAGAATTAGCAGAACCATTTACAAAAAATACTGAAGCAATTGAACAAATATTAAAAGATAATTTTAAAGTTCCAGTAGATGCTATTAATAAAAACATACTTGAAATTTTAAATGTATTAAAACAATCAAGCGTAAAAGCAGAAGCTCAACACAAAGAATCTAGAAAAGCATTAGAAGAATTGGCAACAGGCGGAGGAGGTGGTGGTGCTGGTGGTGCTGGCGGTGCTGGTGCTGCTGGTGCTGCTGGTGGTGCTGCTGGCAATTCTTGGAGTGCTAATTTTGCTAAAGGAATGAAAAGTGGTGGTATATTAAGTGGCATAAATTCACTTTTATCTGATGTTACAAAGAACTTTAAACCTCTTAATTTTTTGTGGTCGGAAATGATTGGTGCTGAAGTTGATTATCAAACTCAAATGCGAATGATTGCATTTGAAACTCAAGGCGTTACTGGCGACATGAGAAATTTACAAAAGGAATTTTTAGCAATTGGTGAAACTGCCAAACTTACTGGACAAGGAACAACTAGAGTTCAAGAAAATTTTGTTAAAAATATACAAAAAGGAGTAAGAACAACCAGAAAAGAATTGTTAGATGTAACTAAAACTCAAATGACTCTTTCAACATTAATTGGAGATAAAGAGAATGCCCTTGCAGAAGATTTTCGTCATTGGCATGTGGCTCTTGGAATGACCAATGTTCAAATAGGAGAAGTTTCTAGAGGTATTCAAGCTACAGCAAAAAATTCAGGTTTGACTGGTGCCGCTTTAATTGGAGTAGTTCAATCATCAAAACAATTTGTTGAGCAAATGCGTAATGCTGGTACTTTATCTGCTAGTGCTGTAAAAAATGTAGTTGAATTGCTAGCTCAAGCTGAAAAACTAGGTGTAAAAGCAGGTATGTCAAAAATTTTGGCTGCTGCATCTGATGGTTACAAATTACTTTATGAAACAGATGTAAAAACACAAACATTTTTATATAAAATGGCTGGAATGGCTGGAAAAACAGCAGAACTAACTCAAGGAATATGGTTAAAAAATGCAAAAGGCAATAGGGAAATGGCCAATAGCATGTCAAAGCATCTTAAAGAATTAACGGGTGGAAAGTCTATTGAAGAAATAAAAAACCTAGATCCAGAAAGAATGAACCAACTTAATATATTGGCACAAAATGCGTATGGAATGGGCATTATGGAATATGTTGCGCTTTTAGAATCTACTACAAAAGCTGGAAGATCATTTAAAATGAAGCTAGAAGATATTGATACACAATTAAAAAATGGAGTAATAACTGAAGAATCCAGATTAAAATTAATAAAAGAACAAAATGAATTAATGACAAGTGAAAGTTTAGATTTTTTAGGAAAAATTTCTGCTGAAACCATAGCTGGAACAACAGATTTGTTAGAAGCATCTAAGAAAGCACTAGGATCAATTGGAGAAGAAGGACAAGAAAGTTTGTCTCAATTGGCAAAATATGCTGATTATAAAGTTATTGGTGGTGTAATAAGTGAAATGGATGCTTTAAATATTTCTGCTCAAGCTGCTGCAAAAGGATTAAAACAAGCTGGTAGTAAAGAAGATTGGACAGGACAAGCTAAAAAACTTAATGTTAAAGACCCAAAAGCATTTAATGAATTTATAGAAAAAATGAAAAAAGAAGATGAAAAATTAAGAATTGCTGCTAAAGCTAATTCTGATCCAATAACAGCATTAGCTCTAAAGTCATTGGAGGTTGAAGAATCAATTAGAAATTATGTAAGATTATTTATTCCTGCAATTTCTGCTGGAATAGCCGCATTAGTAGTATTAGCTTCAATTGCTCAAGGTGCAATGCTTATTAAAACACTTGTTAGCGGATTTGGAAATTTGAAAAATGGAATGGCTATATTTGGTGGTAGGTTTGGTACTGCTGTTAGTGGACTTGGAACTAAATTTGGTACTGCTGTTAGTGGGCTTGGAACTAAATTATCAGGATTGTTTGGTGGTTTTGGAACTAAAGTAACTGGATTGGTAGGTGGTATTGGAAGCAAATTAGGATTTGGTGCAAAGGCTGCTTCTGCTACGGCTAAAGTGGCTGCTGGAACTCAAATGATGTTACCAGGAATGGAGGTTGCGGCTAAGGGTGGAGGAGTACTAAGTAAACTTGGAGTAGGACTAAAAGGATTTGGTGGAGTATTGGGAAAATTAGCATGGCCAATAGCTATTGCAACTACAGCAATTGGAGGAGTGACTCAAGCTGCTGAATCTTCTGCTAAAGCTAATGAAATATTTAAAGTAGATTTAGATAAAGTAACGGTATCTCAACGTAGGGCTGCTGAGGGTGCTGGATTTTTAACTGGTATGCTTAATTCATTAACTTTTGGAATTTTTGATGGAGTTTTGGGTGCAACGGGCGATTTAACTGTATGGCTTGCAGAATTATTTGATAAATGTTGGCCGTTAAATTTGGCATTACAAGCTCTTATGGTGCCATTTAAGTTCTTGTGGGAAGTTTTAAAAGGATTGTGGGGATTTTTAGAAGAAGTGTTCATTGGTATATGGGACGGTATAAAAATAGCGATGGAGCCAATTGGAGCGTTGTGGAACGAGGTTGTCCTAGCTTTAAAACCTTTATTGGATATGTTAACACCTCTTGGAGAGGCATTAGGACTTACTGGAGATGCTTTTAAAGATATTGATGGTGTTATGTCTTTAATTAGTCCTGGAATTAAAAGAGTTGGAACTCTTGTTGGAGATGCGTTTAGACTTTTAGGGGGTTTTGTTAAAAAACTCATAATTGAAGCAACTCCTATTATTGTTTGGTTAGTTAAAACATTTGTAGAATTTATAACTGATTGGTTAATTCCAGCATTTAATCTTATGGTAAAATTTTGGTCTGGTGTGTGGAAAATAATGCAAGGTGTATGGTCTATAATAAAGGCTATTATGACATTTGATTTTAGCGAAGTTAATTGGGATATTCTCTGGGAAGGTATTAAAGATTGTTTCACTAGTATGGGAACATTATTATGGGCTACATTTGTAGCATTCCCAGAATGGCTTAAAGATAAATTCTTAGAAGGGCTGGGTCTTGTTGGAGAAGCACTTAAAAATTTAGCAAATTGGGTTTTAGATCAACTTCCTGGTGGTGATGCTAGAAAACGCAGTAGAGAAATAGAAGAAAAGAATAAAGAAATGCAAAAAATGAATGATGTGGCCAATAAAAGACAAAGAGATGAATGGGCATCATTATCTCCAGAAGATCGTAAATTACAATACGATTTAGCACAATCTAAATTAAGAGGTGCAGAATCTAGTTTGAAAAACGCTGAAAAACAGCAATTTAGTGCTGCTAATCCACTAAATCATGCTCCTACACTTGGCAATTTGTGGTTGGGAACCAATGCAATCGAAGACCAACAAAAAATTATTGCTAGTTCTCAAAAACAATTACAAGATCAAAAAGAACAATTAAAAAACATGGCTAGTTGGAATGAAGGGCTCCCAATGGCATTAACTGAAAAAGCAAAAGCAAAAGTAGACGAAGGCGTTGCACCTCAAGCACGATGGACTGAAGAAGAAAAGGCATTAGAAGCAAAAGCGTCAGAAACATCTATTGAGGCTAACAAAGCAATGACTCAGGGGAATTCAATTTATGTTCATGATGTTCACGTAGAAAAACTTCTATCAAATTATTTAATGAATGGTTTAGATAAAACAAATTTAAAAAAGAATGATGGCTCTATTTTTAGTGGAGATTTAAGTCCTACTTTAGACACCATAACTGACATGTTGTTGCCTGGGAAAATGTTGTTTAAATTAGCTGAGAATATGGGAGTTCCAGAAAAAGGAACAGCTACTACATCGCCATCAGTTGATACTTTAGAAAGAGTGCAACAAGAACAAGCAAGTATAACAGCAGGAACAAAAGGCGATCAAACAGCTAGTATGGGCAAATTAGAAAATTTAAATTCCGATCAAGTTACTTTATTACAAAATATAAGTGCTGGAATTAATGCCTTAGTTGCTAGTATTAAATCAAACAATACAATTGGTCAAAAACAATATGGTTCAAATTATTATGAAGAAGAAGTTACTTCTCTTGGAATGACAGAATCTTCAAATTGGTCCGCTGGACTTGAATCAGGTTCTTCTAAAAACATACCAGTTAGAAATTATTAAGGAAAGAATATGAAAGCATCACTTCCAGGAGGACATTTACGACCACTTGACAATTGTACAATAACAATTGGTGTTGGAGCTAGTAGTTTTGCAATAGAATCAAAAACAATTGTATTAAGAGCGTTGCCAGACATTGATGATACGAAAGAAGCAAATTATGAAAATGATGAAGGAATTGGTAGAACTCAACCATTTTTAACTTATAAAAATTCAGGATTTAGAAAAATTGGACTAACTTTACATTTTTTTGTAACGGATGAAAGTGATGTAGCTGAAATATGGGAAAACATTCGAGCTTTACAAAGTACGGTATATCCATTAGAGGGAGATCCATATACTCCACCAAAAATTTGTCAAATTAAATGTGGAAATATATTTTTTGATGCAGCAAACGATGGAATATGTGCTGTTTGTACGAGTGTTGGTGTTAAATATGATACCAGTGTAGCATGGGACGAAAACACATATCTTCCTTACAAGGTAGATGTTACAACTTCTTGGTATGTAGTTTATAAAAATAGTGATTTGCCAGGAGCAAATTCTATATTATCATTAGGAATTAGGTCTAGATAGAAGGTATCAAATGGCTAATGCAATTGAATATACTAATATTAAACCAATTGAAAGTTCATTGGTATCAGTTTCTAGTAGATATGCTTATAGTACAGTGCTTTATTATGGACAGAACAAATGTTTAACATTTACTACTTATAAAAGAAATGTTTATACACCAACAAGCGGAGATAAATACGCTGTAATTCCCGCAGGAATGGAATATAGACCTGATTTGGTATCACAGGAAGCTTATGGAGTTCCTGATTTTTGGTATAAAATTATGGAAGCAAATAAGATGAGTGATATTTTAGAGTTTAAAACGGGAATGAATATTATAATTCCAGGAGCCGTATTGTGAGTTTAAGACAACAATCAAGAACTTGTAAAGTACAATGTGCAGAAGAACATTTTTGTGGTAAAAAAATAGCTGTACAACCATATGATTTTGCTATTTTGGCAACCTATGTTGAAGTGACTTTTGCAGGTGCTGGAAACACAATTACAGTTGGTAATGAATCTTGTCCAAGTAATGAACACAATGCTGTTGTTAGCAGTATGAATTGTGCTTTTTCTAATGGTTTTGCTGTAAAATTAGGAATAGTTGATCAAGAAGGTGGACAATTTTATAAATTTTTTGATAATTTGGTAAAATGCGTTAAAAATGAGGGGGACAATGGAACAATTGCTTTAGATTTTGGATGGATTGCTGTTAATTGTGATGGATCTAGACAAAAAATAACTGTGAATTCCAGAAGTGGGCATAAAGTTAATCTTTTTATTACACAAATGAAAATAGATAGAGCTGCTGGTGCTTTTCATTATACAATTACATGTAGAGATATTGGAACACTTAGTATTGCCGCAAAAGCATTAGAAGATTTTGGAAGCGACAAAACAAATCGTGAGTTGGACTTAAAAGAAGCAATTAAAAAATTATGTACAACAGTTCCTCCTTATTGGGATGTAGAGTTTTGTAGAAAAATAGAAGGATCTGATGAATGTAAAGATTTTGATTTTAAAGCTATAGAAGAAAAACCAAAAGGAAATTGGAAATGTAGCAATAAAAATAAAATTGATATTATTTACGATTGGGTTAGGAATTACAAAACTGATAATGGTAAAGGAGTTTTAATAACTTATGATGATACCGCAGAAAAACCAAAAATTATTGTTTGGGAAGCAATGCAACCAGAATGTGATGAAGTAAAGTCTTGTTTAGGAAATAATTTAGGCAATTTTATTGTTAATGGGGGAAATTGTTCTCCTGTTATAGATTTTAATCCATCAATAGATTGGATTATTTCATGGAAAAATAAACCCGTTGGTGGTCATGGTCCAAGTCAAGTAGATAGTAAATCAAAAACAGATAAAGGAGATACGCCAAAAGGTAAAAATCCTTGTTTGCAAGATTTTGAACATCAAGGAACGTCAAGCACCACCCCAGTTAAAAATACTGATTCTAAAAATTATGGCAAAAAAACTGTTCCAAAAGTTCAGGAGGCTGAAAACGCTAATGCTTTGGCAAATTCTGTTTTTGATGTTGCTCAAGCAATAACAGCAGATTTAAAAATAATTGGAACTGTAGATAAAGGATTTGGACATATTATAGAATCCGTTGGTAGTGTTATATCAATAGCAGTTATTAATCCTTTTTATTTATCAAAAGGTGGTAGTAAAGAATGTCCAGAATGGCTTTCTAAGCCTAGATGTCATCAAGTTCTATCTAATAAAAATTGGCAAGTATTGGATGTCACTCATGAAATAAAAGGAGGAAAATTTACTACTACTATTAAGGTAACAATGGGAACTCCTGGTGGTAACATGAAAATTGGTGGAAAATTAGGTGGAGCAGAGGGAATTACAATTAATTGCGGTTCATCTGGAGGAAAATAATGAAAAAGTCTTTAATGGATCAAATTGAATCTATGTCTTCTAGACTTTTAAAGTTAGAGGACAGAGTAAAAGAATCAAATCAAGTAATTAAAGATACAGTATTATCTGAATTTTCTAAAAGAAAAAAATATGCTGTGTCCCCTAGAGATTATTTTGGAATTTATTTAGCATTATGTGTTGATACTCAAGATCCATTAAAACAAAATCGAGTAAGATATTATAGTCCATTTTTAGAACTTGAAACGACAAGAGTTGATCAATTAGATTGGGCTTGGCCTTGTTCTTCAATGGGCGGATTTGATGATTCTGGTTTGAATTGGGTTCCACCTGCTGGATCGTTACTTGTTATTATGTTTGAACGAGGAGATCGTTTATCAGCATATTATTTAGGAACAACATGGAGCAGATCTCGTGGAGACGGTTTTGGTTATCCTGTAGAAGAATATGATAAAATTTCCAAAGGACATAGAACTGGTTATTTAGTTGGAAAAGATGATGAATCTCAAGTATTGCCTCCTTGGAATACTGAAAGTTATAATGGAATTGATGTTGATATGTCTGATAATAAGGTTCCAGATTCAGATGCCATTGACCAAAAGTATACTACTTATCCTAATATTTATGGATTTAAAACACCACAAAAACATATGTTGAAGATGGTAGATGGCGATGCAAAATGTAATTATCGTCATAAAAGAATTGAATTAAAATCTAATTTTAATTGGATGTTATTTAAAGATGATATGTTACATCCTGGAGGTCAATGGGCTAATCCAGAGTGTAATTGTGATAGTAGTGGTGATGTAAGTAAATGTGTTGATGAAAATGGAGTTCCTCTTGAAAAAGAAGATTGTATGTCTCCTAAAAGTCAGCCAAAATGTGCTAATCCTTATTATAAACAAAGAAGTGAATGTCGTCCGTATGGCGGTCCTGGAACTCCACAAAATAATAAATGTGCTTTAGATCAAGGAGGAATACAATTTTTAGATATGGCTGGCAACTCAATGATTTTTGATTCTTCTGTGGACCAGCCTAGACTTATTAATGGAGTTCCTTGGGAACGAGGAATGTCTCCTTTTGATTTTGGTTGTACTGATTTGTATACTGGAAAAATTAAAATTATTTCTGCAACAGGGCATCGAATTGAGATGGATGATTCTGAAGACACTTCACAATACAGAGGTTCAAATAATGGAATTAGATTAATTACTGCAACAGGTAATTATGCTGTATTGTGCGATGCTACTAATGAAAACGGTTTAGCAACAGAAAAGAGGGGTGTTTGGGTAGGCAGCACCAGTGGACACAAATTAATAATGTGTGATGATGAAAACGAACAAACTAGTCCTACAAGAATGGAAATTGTAAAACCAGGAAGTGAATCCAATGAAGCAGTTGATCCTTTTATTAGACAATCGCCAAACGCGAAAAAGGCTTATGTTCGATTAAGAACTGGATATGGTTTGGATTTTTTAATGTCAGACGATTATAATCAACAAAAAACAATGCAACAGCACATTCAAATTTTAAGTCCGCAAGTAGATAACAAAGATAGAGGTCCTCATGTAATGAGATTTCAAGAAACCCCAACAGGACCAGGACAAGTTTCATTACGAGTTGGTGGAACTTATATTTGTTCAACTTACGATGACCATCAAACATTTGTTGGTGTGGAAAAAAATCCATCAAATAAATTTACTGGTGTTACAGGTTGGACTTATATTAATACCAAAAAAGAATATTTTAATGTTGCTCATTTGCATGAATTCATTTCAGATACAGTAATTTGGTTGCTTGCTGGAAAGGATTGTCCAATGAAAGATACTCCTGAATTAGGTCCATGTCCATTTCCAGTATTAGTATATCAACCTCAAAAAGATGCAGCAGGAAAAGATCTTCCTGGAAGGATAGCTATTAGTGATAGAGTATTTGCATCTGCTTCGCCAAAAGCAACAGTTGCAAATATATTTTCATTATATCCATTCCAATATTAATTTTCATGTAATAAATAACTAAAGGAGATAAATTGATAGCTACAGGTTGTCCATATCCAGTTACAAAAAATCCTTTAGGGTTTTTAAGTCCTCAAAAAGGAATAGATCAGATTAAATCTGATTTGTTAATTTTATTATTAACAAATCCAAGCGAACGTGTAATGATGTCAGAATATGGAACTCCACTTAGAAGATATTTATTTGAACAAAATAATAGCAACACGTCAGCAGCAATTAAAGATTTAATTATAAACTCTATTAATACATGGGAGCAAAGAATTGTAGTTAAAAGTATAATTGTAACAAATCTTGTTGATTCAAGCATTCTTAATATTAATGAAATAGGTGCAAAATCTGGAAATATTTTACAAATTATAATTGAATTTTATGATCCTGGAAATATTAAAGATGTTCAAAATTTAAAATTAGAAATACCGATTTAGGAGAAACATGTCAGAAATTTATAATAATTGTCCAGTAGAACCATATAAAGTTTCAAATACCGCTCAACAATCACATATTTCAAATTTAAATTATACAAATCAAGATTTTTGGTCAATGAAGACTCGTCTAATTCAACTGTGTCAAGAAAGATTTGGTCCTAGCGGAAATCTTCTTCCAAATTCTTTTAATGATTTTGTTGAGTCAGATCTTGCTATTATGTTAATTGAAAATTTTGCTTTTTTAGCAGATTTGCTTTCATTTAAAATGGATCAAATTGTAAATGAGTTGGGAATAGACACAGTTACAGAAATTGAAAATGCTTTTAGATTAGCCAAACAAGTTGGATTTATTCCATTGCCACCTATTTCTGCTAGTTCTATGTGGTCAGCAACTATTGCTGGAAGTGCTCAGGTTGATATAGAAATTACAACTCCAATTCCTATAGATTTAAATTCAAATAATCAGCCTATTACTATTGAATTGTTTGCAATGAATTCAAATAATGAACCAATGTTTGATGATCCAATTATAATACCGGCAGGACAAACTATTAATACTAGTATAATTGGATTAGAAGGAGTGACAAAAAATGTAAGATTTATTGGAAATGGAGGAATTTCGCAAACTTATTCTTTATCAGAAAATCCTGTAATTTATAATTCAATTCAAGTACAAGTAGATGGAATGATTTGGGAACAAGTGGAGGCTTTTACAGATTCTCAACCACGTCAAGAATATAGAGTAGAGTTTGATTCTACATGGACGGCATATATTATATTTGGAAACAATCGCGCTGGTTTAATTCCATCTAATGCTTCAAGAATAGATGTTCGTTACCGTACAGGAGGAGGTGTTATTGGAAATATTGTAACTGGATATGTAAATGATCAAATTTTAGTTAGTGTTTCCAATGCAACAAACAATACAACTGTAACATTAACAAATTATACTCGTGGTAAGTATGGATATAATGGAGATACGATTGAAGATATTCGTAATAAATTGCCAAAATGGACAAAAATTCAAGACCGTGCTGTTTCTGGTTCTGATTATAAAACTTTTACTGATCAATTTGCAAATGCCTATCATGGACAAATAGGAAAATCCGTAGCTGTATTAAGAAATCAAGGATGTGCAGGAAATATAATTGATTTATATGTTCTTGCTAAAAATGGAGTTGATAATTTAGAAATAGCTAGTAATAATTTAAAATTTGATCTTTCTAATGCTATTAATAGCATAAAAATGCTTACTGATTTTGTTTGTATAAAAGATGGAATAATTATACCAGTAGAAATAAATATAACTGCAACTTTAGATAAATTTTATAAAAAATATCAAGAAGATGTTAAACAAAATATTATAAATACTACACTTCAATTTTTTTCTATTAATCAATGGGAGTATGGTCAAACTTTAAAAAGTATTGATCTTATTAAAGCATTAGCAAGTATTAAACAAATTGATAATTGTATTGTTTCATTTCATTTAAATGATGGTACGACTACCGAAGAAGTTCATGCAAATTTTTATGAAATTGTTAGACCATCTAATAGTCTTCCAATAATCGTTACGTTTATCTAACAGGAGTAAAAGTGGCAATTAAAAGAATTGATGAAGCACCATGTGTTACCGATCAAATTATTTTTGATATTATAACTAAAGATGTTCAAGGATGTGTAGACAATCCTTATGCAATAACTAAAATTGTTATTTATTTTTTAGAACGTGGTTTTTCTAGTAATGCAGCAGATAAGCAATATGATTTAAATATTAATAATGAAGCATGGCTTTCAAAATATGCTGCCGTTCAAGCTGAATATTGTTTAACACCAACAGAAGATTTACAAAACGAATTGCTTTTTATTCAGAATAAATTAGAAATGTCAAAAAAGACACAGGTTTTTTATTATAAAAATGCAGTTTCAGTTGATAGTTTTGGAGACGATTTAAATTCAGTTTGGAAATATTATAATGTAAATCCTGGAGAAGGTGATCCTAGTTTAGTTAGCATGTATCCTATTTTACATATTAATCAGGATGAACAAGGACATACTCAATATGGACAATTTGAATTACAATGGACTCCGTTAGGAATGAGAGAAGGTGATTATTTTATTTGTTGGTCTTGGATTCCTTATGATAACGGCACTCCACTGTATGATGTTGTTCTTTCTTCTCATTCAGAGTTTAATTTAAATGGAAACACACAAATAACAACTAGTATTCCAACTCATTTTACAAAAAAAGATAAATATCAAACTTTATTAGATCGTTATTTGCCAGAAATGTTTAAAAATTTTATAGCAGCAGATGATTTAACACCGTTAGTTGTAGCAGAATTTGATAACGCTGTTGCACAAGGATTTACAATTTTAGAAAATTTAACCAATCAAATGGTTGATTTAATAGATTCTAATGCAACTCATGAATCATTGTTGCCTTGGTTGGGAGATTTTGTTGGATTGAAATTAAGATCTCAAGATCCGACTCTTTGGCGAAGACAAATAAAAAGAGCAATTCCTGTTTATAAAAAGAAAGGAACGTTAAGAGGTTTAACAGAAGCATTATCTCAAGCTAATATTTGGTTGACTAATTTTTCTCAATTGTGGCAAGTAGTTTCTCCTTACACTTGGAGAGAAAGTTTTACTTATATTGATAGTTTTATATTTACATTATCTAAAGTATGTAAAAATCCTGATTCTCTTTCTGGTTCTTTATATTATCAAGATCCTAATTTTGAATTATCTTATAGATTATCTAATGAAACAACATGGACTGTTATTGCAAATGCTGGATCTTATTCTATATCAGATTTTTTTATTGTTAATACTATTAATGGAGTTACGCAATTAATATGGAAATCTACAAATGAACATATTCTTGTTGCTGGAGAAGAAATAAATATTATTTATCAGACCGCAGATTATGTTGATCAAGTAATTGAAAATGAAATTAGAAATTTGCCGCTTGAAGATTTGTCGGATGCAAAAAATGGAACATATCCTTTAAAAAATTGGAATTTAAAATTAATAGATGAAAATAATCCTTATTTTGCACAAATTATTACTACAAGAAATCCATGGCACGATTTTGTAATTTTTGGTCAAATTAGAACAGAATTTCCTTATAATGAAAATATTTATAATGCAGAAGAATATAATGGATCAACTAGAGATTCAACCAATCCTTGTCATATTGATAAAAATTTTGTTGATAGTTGTTTTGGTTGTTTGAGTAGTTGTTATAGTGTGGAATTAGAAATTGAAAAATTATCAAATGATAGATTGACAGAAGCAATGGAAATTATTGAAGAATATACACCATTTCATTCTTCTTTACATACTTGGGGATTTAGTGGAACTGCTAATGATTTTGTTAAATCTCCAATGGAAGCAATTCAAGCATATTTAAATATTAATGGACTTCAAACGGTTCTTACAAATGCTAGTTTAATTTTTAATAGAAATATGGAAAATGGCACAAAACCAGCTCATAAAGGGTCTGGCGAAGGATTTATGGCTGTTATTTTAAGAGAAGATGTGGCAAATAAAGTTGTAGCAGCCACTGGAACTGGAATTATTAAAAATGCTAATATAAGAATGTTTTGTGTAAATTCTCGTTTAGATAATTTGCCATTATATAATATGAATGAAAGTGTATTGGAAATTTTGACTGGTGTTTATAGTGTATTATCTGGTCTTCAAATTAGCGATCCTGAAGGGAATACTGCTACTGTTAATATATCAGAAACAGGAGGATTAAATACAACAACTTTTACTTTTAGACTTTCAAAAAAGATTTATAGTTATTCAAATACTAGTATTATAATTCGTGATCCACAAGAAGATGGCTATAAACCAAATCAAGCCATTGTTGATGTTTCTACAGATAGCAGTCTTGGAGATATAAGGAAATTGGCAAAAATTGGTAATTATGTATATTATAATGGAAATCAATATTATATAAGTCAGTTTTTAGGAACACATAGCTTTGTAATAGATGATTATACGAGTGGAGAGGCAAGTGGTCAATCAATTATTATTTATAATAGATTGCTTGACAACCAACAAGGAAATTTATTTTATAATGGCACTATATTAACAACGACGATAAATTATGAAAGTGAATTGCCAATCGTTAATGGATATAATGGATCTGATCCATCAATAACACCAGTTGCAGACAATAGTTTGTTTAAAGAAAGTTATTTTATTCAAATTGACTCTAGTTTGTTTGCAATTTCTGATATTGATAATGAAATAATCATATTAAATGGTCCAGATGTATCATGGACGTTAGCTGGAACTACAAAAGATTATACAATTTTTAGATATGAACAAACACAAGCAATTTTAGTTCCAGCAAGAATTCAACCTAATTTGCCAGCACATAATTTTGGAGAATTAGATCATAGAGGATTAGGTCGTAGAGGAAATGATATAATAGAACTAGATATAGTAAGTAATATGGCATTATCAAATTCGTTTATGCCAATTTTAGAAGCGGCAAATAAAAATCAAGTTGTAGATGTTACAGGAATTCAAGAATCAATTAATTTTACAATCAAGAGGTCTGATGATGAATAGCGAAATTAAAACAAAAGGTACGGTTGAAAGAATTATTAAATATAGTGATGGTAAAATTGAAAAAACCCTTATTGAAAATACGGTGTTGCTAACTGGTCAAAAAGCTTTAGCAGCTAGTTTGGCTAATCAATATGGAGATCATTATGATTTTTTTGTTTCTAGAATGATATTTGGCAATGGGGGTACTAATGGTGGCGTTCCTCGTTTCGTTCCAATATATCAAAATCAATTATTTGGATCTTTATTAGGAAGTAAAAGTGTAATTGCAGTTATTGATCCTAATATACACACTCAAGTAATTTTTACAGCAGTGTTAGATTATGAAGATTGTAATGGAACAATTAATGAAATGGCGTTACAGATGAATAACGACGATCTTTATAGTATGACAACATTTCCTGATTTAAATAAAGAAAACAACATGCAAATAACTTGGAATTGGCGAGTAAATTTCATCTAATAGGAGACATATGCCTAAATTAAAAACTGTTGAATTACACACTGGTTTACAACCATATTTTTATGATGTGGATAATTTGCCACTTATGGATTTAATCGAAAATGATAATAGAATTAATATTCAAACTGATTATAATTCTACATCGTTACATGATGCAACTGGAGCAGCATCAAGTCTTGCAGCGAAATTAAACGTATCTATGGATGCATTAGGTAATTTAAATAAAGCTGCTGTGGATGCAACTTTACATGATATTGCCAAGCATTCTCTCGATCCTACTGATCAATATGTTCTTATGACTACAACTGAAAGATCTAAATTGTCTTTAGCACCAGATGAAGGTTCAACTAATCTTAAGCTTTCTGTTTGGACGGGAGCTTATGGAGAAACAGATAAAACTTCTTATGTTAATGAACTTGTTGAATTAGTTCCATCAGAGACAATTAATTGGGTTACTTCTGAACAAAGTGGGCGTTATTATGTTTCTGCACAATTAGCATTTGGCGGGGCTTATCATCAACATTTGTATGGACAAACTCCTACTATATTAAATTCTCCTACTAATACGAGCTTTGTCGTACCTGGTGGGAAATATGTTTCTGGATCATTAAGAATTTCTATTAATGGTTTTCAAATTTATAGTACTAAAGATATATGGGTTCCTAGTTATAATATTCCCTGGGTGCCAGGTGCAAATCCATTTACATGGGTGTTGAGACGTTTTACGGAAGTTAATCCTAATAGTGGAACATTTTCTTTATCTGCTGGTAGTTTATATGACTCCGACCAACCAATTGTTGATTTTGATGTATTGTTAACTTAGGAGTTATTTTGGAATTACATAAATATAAAAAAATAGATATGGGTTTTGCTATTATCTCGCCAGAACCAAACATTGGTAGCTTGGCTTGTACAATACGATCAATTAAAAATAACTATCCAAATTCTTCATATCTTTGTGTTACCAGTAAAGGAGCACACCCCGAAGAATATAAAAAAATGATGGAATTATGTTTAGTTTTTAAAGGAAAACAAACTATTACATCTTTAATAAACACTGCTTTGAAAAAAAGTAAAAGTGAATGGACTATGGTGGTAATGGAAGGAACTCCTCTTCATCGTGGTATTGATAAAAAATATGGATTGTTTATTGAAAATGAGAAAGATGTATTGTTTTCAATAATTATGGAATATGATAAACAAGGAAGACCAATAAAAATTAGAAATACTTTTTACGATGCCCCTTTAAATGGAATGTTAATTCATAAAAATACATTCAGTGAAATTGGTGATTTTTCAGATGAATCTATTCCAATAAGTAAATTGTTGTGGGCAGCAAAAGCAATAGAACATGGTTGCAAATTTAAAGGTATATTAGGAACAAGAATTTTATAAAATTAGCATACATTGAGGAACAAAAAGATAAATGAAGCATCAATTCAC